TAAAATTACCAGCCACTCGTCTTTCCAACTTGAGGACGAAGCACGGGCCATTTCTAAATCCCAATCAATTTCACCTGTAGCTTTTTTCTGCATCACTACAGCTTCTGCTTGAGCCTTTGCTACTTTAGTAGCTGACTGTGCTTTCTTCTCTTCTACTTTGCCCTCAAGCCACGTAGAAGCAATATTACTTATCGGTCCTATCAATGCTGCCAGCATCATGCACCTCTTCTAAATTTAGCGGTTTTCTTTGATATCGCTTTAGGCTGTCGGACGAACTGCTTACCAGCACGAGTTCCTTTTCTTTTAGCACGGGTTGTTGCAGCGTACTCTTGCGGTGATAACGCCTTGATAGCTGCTGTCGGTAAATACCGTTCACCAGTTTCACTCGATGGTTTCCCACTTTTGGTTCTCCACTTTTGCTTACCCCAATCTTTTAAACTTTTCTGTGGTCCTTTAAGTGCCATTATATACCTTTCAAATAAAACGCCCAAGCGACTAATGCAGCTAACCCCACCGTTCCCACCACACAAACAAGAACTATAATAGCTATTTCAATCCACTGTTCTATTTTACGTTTACGTGCTTCTGCTGCAGCTAATCTATCTTTACGTGCCTGTGCTTGAAACTTTATCCAATCGTGCCATAGTCCGGGTCTACCCGTGTATATCATAAGCTGTTTTAGTTCTTCTTCTTGCTGCCTAAGTTTTTCAAGATGTATAAACTCTTGTAAGTCTGCACCACCTGCACGTTTCTTTTTTTCACCTTTTCTGCGTAGGTCTTCTGTAGCATTTACATACTTACCTACTTGTGAAGCAACATCAGCAATCTGTCTTCCATTTTGAATAGCTGTTTTGATAGCGGTAAACGCTGCGTTAGCTGCAACTAATTCTGCTATCATTTTCTACTCCACAATTTTTACGATATAAGTTTTACCGTCTGGTCCTTTGTCTATTTCAACTGTTTTATTTTCACATGAGTATCGCACGGTTCCTGTATCTTTATACAAGTTTCTTTCTATTGTACGTTTTGCTTTTAAGCATTTAGATATTTGCTCAAATGGCGTATGTTCTGCAACATGCCCTGAAAGATATAATATTAATGTTATTGTTTCAGTGACCATTTGTCATTTTCTCAAGACGGGCTTCTATAGCACTAATACGCTTTTCATAAAACTCTAGTGTTAGTTTTTGTTGTTGGTCATGAGGCGCACGACCTTCATCTATCTGCGCTGCTAACTTTTCTAATTGGTCAGATAAATGCTCTATTAGCATGTACTGCTCAGAGTCCATAGGGAGGCTCCCCATCTCTCCTCTCGGCCACTTTATTCTGAACTCTGTGTTGTGGTCTACATTAGACTTCATCATAGCGATGTTAGTCTCTATAGTATTAAGACGTTCTATAATACCAAAGTATGCCCACGTTGCAAGTGATGCTGCAGCAACCATACTTATAATGTTGCGAAGCGGTAATGCAACTTCAGTATTCTCATTTAGTTTTGCAGCCATTTACGGGTTAAGCCTTTTTGGTTTTATATCCGCCACCAGCTTTTTTGTAGGCAACCGCAAGCAACTGAGCTTTTCTTGCTGACCACTGACCCGGCTTACCGCCCTTTGAGCCAGCCATAATACGATTAAATATACGCTTCCTTAAAGCAGGTTTTGTATAATTACCTGATTTATTTACGGTGCTTTTCTTTTTAGGTTTCTTTGGTGCTTTAGGAGCCATGTTTATTATCCCTGTGTTGGGTCAAAAAATTCTTCAACAGCAGCAGTAACTATAAGTTTGTTAGCAGTTCCTGCAGCAACTATTAACTTATCTCCTGCATGTATATACAAAGGTTTTTCTGTAGTAAATATAGATTGACTACTTATTGTAGCTAAGGAGTGTGCGGAAAATAAAGTATGCGTAGTTGATGTACTAGCTTCAAAAAACTTTAAAGTAAAAGTAACTGCACCACTATGATTATTAGCTATCATAAAATGTTCTACATGCGTAGAAAAGTTAGCAGGTACAACATAACAGTCTGTATCATTGGTAGTTGTAAGATTTGTAATGTTTGTTACAAACTTTGAACCAGAAGCAAGTACAGGCATCAATCATTCCAATCTAACACAGTTCTATGCTTACGCCAAAACCAGTTGCCTATAGAAGTGAAAGGCTTGCCCATATTGAGCAAAGCCAATCCAAGGTATCTAACCAAAGTACGTTTTAGTTTTGTTACGTTTATTAACATTCTTTTTGTGTACTCCGGGTCTGCGCTTTGGTCTTTTCTTTTCTAGTTTTTCTGTGCTGTAGAATTTAGCCATTACTTCTTCTTAACTGCGCCACCACGCATCATTTTTTTCTTAGCCATTCCACCACGCATCATTTTCTTTTGCGCCATCTTAGCCATGCCACCGCCACGCATTTTCTTTTTCATCATGCCGCCGCCACGCATTTTCTTTTTAGCTGCTTTCATTTTATGTCCGGGCATCTCTCAGTCTCCTTCTGTCAACTACCAGTGACTCATATGTATCTTTAGGAAAGTGCTGGTAGTATCCAGACTTTTCCAAACTAAGTGAAGCATCATCAAGTAATGATAACTTCTGTACAAAGACCATGCAATAAACTAACTCATCGTCTGTTACATCATCTTCAACTAAAAATTCCAGACCTGCTTCTTTTGCGTCATAGTCTGGATGAAACACCATCAGGTGCATATCTTGACCAGCAATAGACATGGCTTCATTTACACCATCACACCACCCATCAAGATATTCCATATCGAGCAAGTATTCAGATGCCCAAATAACTATATCATACTTGTGATTATCAAAGTCAGCAACTTCTTTTGTAAGACCGTCTAACCCAGTATTGATACTAAACTTAACTTGGTCTTGAAGCCATGCTTGTTTTGCGTACGGACATGGTGGTAATCCGTTTAGCATCTTATTTGGAACTTCAAGAAAGTCGTGCGACCACTTACGAATATCAGCTTCTACGGGATGCACGTGTCTTCTTCTTTTGCGCTTCTATAAAACGTCTGTATACATTCGCTGCTGCTATCTTACCTGCAACTCTAGCCCTTTGCTCCATAGCTATAGCAGCCTGTGTTTTGTGATTGTGACTTCTGCTAGATGCTTTTATCTTACGCACAGATGCCTGTGCATCTTTTACAGTAGCAAACTTCAGACCCTTGATTGTACCCTTTGGGTCTTCGTCTGTGTACAGGTCACTATGCTTTTTACTTTTAGCTGGCTGACCTTTTTTTCTTGGTACTCTGGGAGCCATTACTTTCCTGTAATCTTATTGTATGCTTCCAAACCTTTTGGGCCACTAGCTTTCAATGCACGTAGACCAGCATTATCTACCACACCACCACTAGACAGATACATGTGTGGCTTACCATTAGCCATGCCACCTTTCATCATCTTAGCTGGGCCTTTACCTTTTTTAAACTCAGCCATACCTACACCAATAGTAATCACAGGTACTTTCTTAGCATCTCCACCTTTTGCCATACGAGGGCCGGGGGTCTTATCTGCTTCAGACTGACGCTTTAGCTTTCTACGTGCAGCAGCCTTTAGTGCTGCAGGTTGCTTGGGGTCTTTAATAAGTTCTACCAGCTTTGGCATATTCATGTTTGCCACAGCTTGGTCCATAGCCTCACGCTTTGATGTTGCACCTTTAACAGCCATTATCTTTTCTTCCTATTATCTATAGATGAAAGCAATAGCCCACCCTTGTTCATACGATAGTCTGTAGCACCTATGGCTTTCTTCTTAACTGCACCACCTTTATTACGTCTTGTTCTACGTCTAAGAGTATCTTCATTTTCAGGACGTAGTTTAGTAACACCGTCACGTCTAGTGCCACTAATCATTCCTTTTACTTGTTCTTCTTCACCACGTACACGCCCTAAACGTGTTCCTTTACGTGCGCCTAAAGCAGTTTCACCTGTTCCAATATTACCACCTCTATCTCTAAGGCGTTTCTCTTCTGCTTTTGCAAGAAGTTGTCTATATTTTGCTGGAGTTAATCTAGCCTCTGCTCCACGTAATAATGAAACCTGTTGATTTTCGGTTAGTTTAAAAAATTCAGGGACTAGTTCACCGCCAGTTTGTGGTTTACCGGGTTCACCTATAAGAGCCTTATTAGCTACATCATAATTATCTACTTCTTTAGGTTTTCTAGCAGCTTCTCTAACGCCTTTGCTAATATTGCTTCTACGTCTACCCTCTGCAGCAACATCTACCTTTTCCCTACGCTCACGAATTTTTTCTAAAGCAGCACGAAGTTTATCTTTTTCAGCTTTTGTTTCAGCTTTATTAATTGCACGTTGAAAAGCATCATTTGTTTTTCTACGAGATTGCATACCCGGTGACATAGCCATCTGGTCTTTAATAAAGTTAGTTACAGAAAACTTACCACGAGTAACTTTACCTGCACGACCTGACTCTACATCACGTGCTGCTGATACACTACGACCTGTCTCTGCGTCAAGTGCTGCACCTTCTTGAACTTCATACTTCTTAGCAAAGCGAAGACCTTTCTGGGTAGCAGCTTTAGAGTCTGGACCTTTTAGAATGCCTTCCATTTCTTTAATGTCTGTACCTAATTTCTTAGACCGTGCTTTTGCCTGAGTTGTATTCTGAACATTCTTACCCTTGGCCTCTTTAGGCGTAGGTATTAAACCTTCCTTTAACTCAGAATCAATAGTCTTTTTTATTTTTTTAGCAGTCTTTAATGCTTGTCTTATTGCTGTGAATGACATCGTATAATCCTCTTAACACTTCCAACGTCTACGTGCTTGTCTCAAACGGCTGTTTGGATTTTTAGCAGCTTTGGGAAATTTTTTCATTTGACCAGCAGACCTAGCACAAAATGATTTACGTCTTTTGGCATCCTTACTGCCTTTCTTAACTTTCCCGGTAACAGCAGTCTTTAGTTTACTACCGGGATTTAGTTTTCTATATTTAGCTACACCTGCTGCAGTCATACCTGCTCCCGACTTTGTAGGTCGGAAGTTCTTCTTATTTCGTTTAGGCATTTTGCTAGGCTTGCGTGGCATTAAGTAGATGTACCTTTTTTGTATTGTTCAGTTGGGTCAAAACATCCTGTCCACTTAAATAGCATAGGAGTTTCATACACTGTCCACACATTGATTAAGTCTTTTATCATTTCCTCTATGCGTACTTCACAGCGTTCTGCTGTATCATAGGGTCCACGATTATCTGTGATTTGCATACACATGTCAGCACTAGCTACATGACATGCAATTATTACTGCTGTAAAACTCATTGTTCCTTTGGTTCTTTCCACCCCTCTGCTCTCATGGCATCTTCTACATTCTTTAATGTAAATGAACGCCCATAGTGTGCTTCTACTGCCTGACGCACGTAAAAGACATCACTGTGAGGGATATGTAAGCGGTCTAATGAGTTGGTACGTATAGCTTCATAGAATGCATCAAGTACATTGTCTGTGTATAGTTTTACTGATTTTTTAGATTTTGTCAAGGGAAAAATCCTAAAACACGTATTTAATTACGTATAGGGATACTTAACTACTTACACTTATAGTGTCACATTGTAAGTGATAAATATAGATAAGTTATAAGACAGTTAAGTGTAACACTTTAAGTGTTATTTAGTTATAGTATAATTATACCAGATATGCAGATAAGTGTCAACCCCTAAAATGCAATGCGACTCAAAATAATTTACATTAATTATAGAACTGCACAAAAAATAGGCACAATATATGTATCTGCCTATATACTAGGCAATATAAATAGTGTCAGTTGCTCCTGTGGTTAACAGTGAATTTACCTAATCTGTGTATTTGTATGTACATATAACTAGCGCACCGGGGGGTGGCGCATGCCCGGTGGCCTCTCTGACCGTGCGCATGATGCGTGAAGCAAGGCATATGATGCGCAGTCAGCGGCAGTCAGCCACTAGATGATGTGTCTCTACATCCTAAGATGTAATAGATGCTGTGTTTCACCTCAGTTGTGCCAACTGTTATGTTATCAGTTGCCATTCTGAAGGAATGATGTGATGGTCAGGGTTTCTGAATCACCATTGCTTTGCAATGCCGATGCACAAAACACCACCCACCTTCGGTGATGGTCAGGTCCAATGTTGGACTACCTGTAACAGCAGAGCTGTTCCCCATCTGTTCCGCTACAGCAAAACTGGCCTCGTCATGTGACATGCGAGTTTCACGCACCAACTTCAAAATATATATGAAATATATTTTTGCAGTCACCCACGAAACGGCAAGCGCAGAGGATGGCACATCACATCATGACGCATCACGGAAAGCCGACCCCAAATACTCTCTCATTTGTTACGTGTTACATAAAATAATATCTCTCCCTTTAGGGTGAGAGAGATATTTTTTATTAGTAACACTTCAAATGAGGAGAAGTAAAATGACCAACCAAAAAACCACTGCAATCGCTGTTGTCAACACTCTGGAAGCTGAAGGCGAAGCCCTTGCTGGATTGTGGAAAAACATCTGCTCTGCAGATAAGAAGAGGTTTACCAAAGCTACAAAGGCTGATGGCTTTGACACACGGCTTGGAAAGCTGATGCTAAAGCTAAAGGCTGAAAGCGATGCTGGCCGTATCTCTTCAGCTAGACTGAAGGAGTGCCACATTCATTCCATCGACAAACGCCGCAGAAGCGAAGCTCTGTGGTTTGTTGAAAACGAAACAGCTTGCCGTAGCTTCATCCAAGCCTCAAAGAAAGGCTTCACATCACTGACTGCTTTACAGTCAGCTATGCGGAAAGCTGATAAGTCAGCTAAAGCTGATGAACAGCCAGAGGCTGATACAGAGTCCAATGTTGGACCAACTGAGTCAGAGACTCAAGAGCAGTCAGTCAATGAACTTGACATTGTTATCATGGTTATGGAACAGTGTGGGAAGCATCACATTGCTGTTGATAAAGTATTAGAACTTCTGCAATCAGAAGTTGACAACACAAATCAAAAGGCTGTAGCATAAGCTACAGTCACCTTTTGGGAGTAATCAAAATGTTAATACAAGTATTAAAAATCCTGTTAGCTTGCATCACCTTTGGCTTAGGCATTAGCCTAATTTGCTTATCGTTGATATTCGCTGTAACAGGTGAGCCGGAAGGCTCTGTGATAGGTATGCTTTGCGGTTTTGCAGGGCTAATGTATGGAATACATTTGAGTGATGAGGTGAAATAATGGCACGTAAACAATACATACCGATGGGCAAGCACAAGCCTTTAGGCTCAAGCTGGCAGTCTTTTGACCATGCTTATGGTCGAGGTCTGATGCCTGAGACACGGCCTGAGTTCCGTTGTTACGTTACAGGTCAGGCTGAAGCCGCTAAGCGTGACTATGACGCTAGGCTGAAGCGTGAAGCACAGATGCAAGCCTTGCTTGTGCTGAAACAGGAGTTGCTCGACAAGGGTTTACTTTAGTGTGTAACGTAATATATACTGATACTTTAGTGAAAGTATATATTACTTATACAACACTTAACTAAGTCCAACATTGGACTAACATTAACGGAGTTAAACATGAGAATTGCTACCTATGAAGATATGTGTCAGGCTTACAGTGATGCGTTCAAGGCGTATCATGGTATTCGTCCGTCATTAGGTTTTGCTTATGATTGGACTATCGAGCAATTGGGTGAGGAAATTCTCAAGCTGGAGCAATGGGCTGAGGAAGATGCCGAGCGTGATGCTCTAGAAGAGGCACGTGCTGTGGCAAGTGTAATGGCTGTGGGCTGTCCAGATGAGGCAACCGCACAGCGTTGGTTAGATGACGCATGGGAGATATAATCATGACCTACAATCTTATCGGCACTGGCAACAATGCCAAAACAATCAAAGGTGATGGCTCTGAGTATGTTACAGCCATCAAGTACATGCAACCATACAAGACTGTGTACCGTGGCAAGGTGCATAATCTGTGTGCTATGGCTGACAAGGCTGGCTGTGCAGAGCCATGCCTCAAAGGTGCAGGGCGTGGTCAGATGCAGTCTGTACAGCGTGGCAGGGAACGTAAGACTATGTTCTATCTGTCAGACCGTATTGGTTTCATGGATGCACTCATCAACGACATCACTGTGTTTAGTCGTAGACAGCGCAAGAATGGCATCCAGCCATGCGTTAGACTGAATGGCACTAGTGATATTCAGTATGAGAAAACAGGTATCATGGAGCAGTTTCCAGAGGTGCAGTTTTATGACTACACAAAAATTGTCAAACGTGCCTATGCCAAACTGCCAGCCAATTATCACCTCACATTGTCTTACAGTGAAGCTGACCCTGACTATGCAGAGCAGGTGTTGCAAGCTGTGCGAGATACAGGTGTCAATGCCGCAGTCGTATTCCGTGACAAGCTACCTGAAACATTCAAGGGCTTGCCTGTGGTAGATGGTGACAAAGACGACTTGCGCTTTCTCGACCCCAAAGGTGTTATTGTTGGTCTGATTGCCAAAGGCAAAAAAGCCAAAGCTGATACGTCAGGATTCGTAATTGACTGCTAAACCTCTTATGTATACCTTATGTGAAAAAACACTTGAATGTTTAATGAAAGTGTTTTATCACTTAGGTATACTAGACAAGTCCAATGTTGGACTAAGGAGTTGACACATGATTAGACGTATAAATCCTGTAGCTCGTATCATGGCACAGAACAGACGCAGGACTGCTACACAGACTGTGCCTAACAAGAAAAAGTACAATCGCAAAAAGGACAAGTACAATGCAGATAAAGCTAGAAAAGATGAAGTCACTAAAGACTAAGCCACGCAAAGCAAAGCGTGATGATTGGAAGCGTACTCGCAAAGTAATGCGACAGGCAAAGCGTGAAACACAGGAGAGATGGTATGCGTGAATACAATCAGATTTTATTGGTCACAAAGGACGGTAGACAGGTGTCTATTGTGCAGGGTGATGGTATCATGGGCGAGAAAGGTAAGACCTGTGAAGTATGGATTGATGGACAGGAAGAGCCTGTAGGCTACCTGACTGCAAGAGAATTGGCTAAATATTTAGTGGAGAATGTATTATGAACAGACTTACATGGGATAAGGACGGCTACACACAGAGAGTGCGTGTATATTGGAACTTGCACAAGAAGTGCTATTCAGTGCAGGACTGCAAGACAGGCCGTGTGGTTACACACATGAGAGGCTTCACTATAGCTGATGCCAAGTTTGTTGTCCGGCAAGGTGGCAGACAGCGTGTTCTGCGAGAGGGCAAAAAGAATGTACATGCCTTTGTGACAGGCCGTATCAGCTTGAATAATGGTGTTGCTACCATTTTCAAAGGTGCAGAGAAGGTGACATACAATCCATACAAGTATGACAGCTTTGTGACTGCAAAGGATGAGATACCTGTGACAGATGCCTACGTTGTCACAGCAGGTAAAGGGCCAAACGGCCCTAGTATGTGGGCAATTAGAAGCAACCCTAACAAGTCCAATGTTGGACTAACACAGTAAAGGAGATATTACTATGACTATTCAAACAATCACATTTCACCAGCGTTCAACAGGTATGACAGGACAGGTGCTTGCATCACCAGAGATTGAGCATAAGCTGTCTAAGGTAGAGGCATTGTATCAGCAGTATCATGGCGTGAAGCTAGGCCGTTACAACTTCTACAACATCATGCTCAAGTATGCTCGTGAAGCAAAGGCTGACTGTGGTGGTTACTTACAGTACACAACAGAGGCTATTGCTGGTATCTTCTTGGACGCTATGCACAAGGAATTGGGCAAGGCTGTACGTAGAAAGAACACAGACAAGCCTGTGACTGTAGAGATTGGCAGTGTAACTATCAACAATCTTCGTGACCTTGCTAGACAAGGCCGTGGCAAAGCAAAAAAGGTGGCTTAAATGTATTGGGAAGTCGGAGTAACAATCGGTGCAGAGCGTGGGCGTGTAAACGTCCACCCTGCCACACTAAAAGAAGCTGGCTGGGAAAATGCTGTAGAGTATGCACTGGACATGACACAAGCTATGCACCCAGACACACGCATTGAGTTTGACTATGTGAAGGAGTATGATTGATGAGCAATGCGCAAAATGATGAAATCATGGAACGCTTGTATGATGAGGCGTATGTCCAGATATTAAAGGACAACCCTCTTGTGCCAGCAGAAGATGTTGAAAAGTATATGGAATTTGTACATAACGAAGCTGTAAAGCTGGCACAGAAAAGGTGGGAGTTTGACTATGACTAGTACACCCAGACCTGTGGAAGCTACATGGTCTAAGGCCAAGCTGTACAGGGTAGACTTGTACAATGTGAAGTGGCCTCGTTGTGGCACTCGACTTGTGTGGGCTGTGGTAGGTAGAAAGTGGGTGCGAGTTTGTATACCCATTGAACTTATCAAGTTCCGCATGAGTCGGAATGAGTGGGATAGAATACCACATGAACTATTTGTAAAGGATACATATGATGAGTGAATATAAAATACTGCCTCGCTCTAAAGTTGAGCAACTCGTAACAAGTTTTATAGAGAAAAACAAAATATATGCAGAATACGGCAGAGACGAAGAAGGTCTTTTTGTCGTGCATTTTTTGGTTGATGAGGAGAATGATGATGACAGGTGCAGAGATATTTAACATAGGACTATTGTTGACATACCTGACAGGTATATTTATAATGCTATACATAGGATGGAGAGACAGATGAAATGTCCAATATGTAACACAGAACTTATTTGGAGAGGTGACTATGATATGTTAGAGGATAGTGACGGTGAACTTTCTATGGGTTCTAACTACGATTGCCCCAACGAAGATTGTGGCGTATGGATTGAAATAATTTACCCAAACAAGGAGAATGAAGATGCCTAAATACAAAGTAACTGCCACAATGGATGTGGGCTATGGACTAATTGTTGAAGCAGCCGATGAGGATACAGCTTGGGCTATAGCGAAGGAAACAGATGACATGAGTGAGTGGGTTCAAGTCGATGATGGACACGATTGGACGTTGGAAAATGTACGGGAGATAACAGATGACTAAAAATCTAGCACTGACAGGATATGAGAGAGGATATCTTACAGCCTACTATGACGCAGTTATTCTTCAAGACATGGCAAATTGCTGTGATGAAGATTGGTATGGCATACAGATAGGTAACAGAATGTTTGACATGAACGCTTGGGTAGATGAAGATACAGGTGAATTTGTCTGTACAGCCTACGAGTGTGAATGGATTAATGATAATTGGCAGACTAATTGTGAGTACAGTTGGATATTGACAGAGAAGAATGATGGAAGCAAAATCTATGACTAAACATACCTGTGAGCATTGCAAAAATGTGATGTACATACCTGTAGAATGGTTGCTGTATGCACACAAGCTGGTATGTTATGTTTGTAACAATGAGATAAAGCGTAAGGAGAAAACAGATGACTAAATATACAGATGAACAAATACAAAATGCTTGCGTGAAATGTGTAGATGATTGGGATATGGAAACACTATTGCGCTTTGCATATGATGAGATGTTTCATCATTACACCGAAGTAGCAAAAGCAGACAGCCTTGATGCGTTTATGCAGGAGAATGACAATGACTAATTTATACAAACTAATCATGGACAGCAGACACAACCCACTGCGTAACATACCTGACATGAATACACGGCACATGATTATGCAAGTGTTGGCATGGATGTGGTGCATCATATTCAGTATGTATCTGGGTAGCGTTGTTGCCTTTGGTATCAGTGCCGCTATCCATGCACTACTAATAGCTGGCGTGTTTATCACAGCAGGTGTATTCGAGACAGCCAAGCGTAGGCCACAGTATTTCGGTGGACTAGGCCGGGGTGCAGGTGGAGAGCATGAGTAAGTGCGAAGACTGCACATACGATGAGCGTGGCAGACTAACTCATACCTGTGGCCCTTGCGAAGAAGAAGCTATCAAGGCACGGATTCAGTGGTGGCAGGATGGCAAGAGAAAACTAAAGGAGAAAGAACAAGATGGATAAACTATTGAGAAAGCTAGGATTAAAGGATGACTATGGCTACTGTGACACCAGCATTGTCGGGTTCATTGTAATCTGGTCTGCGTTTGGTTACATGTTTTATGTAGCTATAGTTGGGATTATAGAAAGGATAATGGGATGAAAGAGTTTGTTCTAGTCATAAGTATGTGGGGACATACAGGTGTGGAGTGGGAGTTTGTTGGCAATCAATCTATTTTTAGACACACCTTTAATCAAGAGCAATGTGAGTTTTTTGCACACGAAGAGATGTGGAGTCATGAAAGTAACAATGAATATTACAAAGTATTAATCCAATGCTATCCAACGGATTGCGCAGGTAAAAAGGAGTGTACAGATGAATAGATTTTTGATTGAGCATCACCCTGATGCAATAGCCAAGTCATTATGCGACCAACACATTGTGAAGATGCCGCTGGAAGAAGCACAGATGTTATGCACTAGCGTATGGCATCATGCCCCTGACTATGCAGAAGCCTGTGAGTTATACAAGCCTGTGCATCAGAAGCATCCTTGCACACTGTGGGCAATGGAGACACGAGCGAACTACACCTTTGCCTTCAAGTTATATGATGCCATGTTGCGTGACTACAACTGGCGATACGACAAGATACATGGGGCAAGCAAGCATTGGGGTTCATTGTGGAATGCAAGACACCTGATACCTGAAGGTGCATTGACATCACATCCACAATGCTTCAGTGGTCATGATGACTTGAAGACAGATGAGCCGTGGCCTATCGAAGCATATCGTGCGTTCTACACAGTTGACAAGATGAAGTTCGCAAGGTATAACAAAGGACGTAGTATGCCTAACTGGATGAAAGGAGAAGTAGCATGAACATAACACACGAAGAAAGAGTTGAGTTTCTTAATGCTCACAACGACTTGAAGAATATAGTTCAGACATTACATGAGTGTACTGATTTATGGATGTCTGATGTAGGTAAGCTAGAAAAAATTGAATGTTTACTACACAGAGTGATGAAGTTTGTGCCTCAGATGGATGATGAGGGCAGACCAAAGTATTACGCAGACTATGTACTTGAAGAACTTGACGATGACGAATAAATCATATACAACTAACTATCAGTTGACATTTAACAAACAGAAGGAGATAAGATATGCCGTTTGATATTCCAATGCAGGACATGATTCCTGAATACCTAGACTTTACTGTAGAGTTTGAGCCTACAAAAGTGAGAGACAAGAAGTATGTAATAAATGGTGCTTCTGGTGAGTACATTGGTGTCGTAGGTGACACATTCAACTGTGCATCACACACAGAGTTCTTTGAGGGTGTCCATGACACTGTGACTGAGAACTTGGGTGCGGCTCAGTGTGAGGACATGAACATGAAGTGGCGGTCTGCCCGTCAGAATGCATGGGCTATGCTTGACATGACCCTGCCTAATGTGACTGCTCGTATTGAGACAGACAAACACAGCACGACTATTGCACAGCGTATCATTGCTTTGCATGGTGTTGATGGTAGCTGTTCCAACCAGACATTCTTTGGTGCTATTGATTTCTTCTGCACCAATGGGATGATTCGTGGTGAGCATGACAAGGTACGTAGAAAGAACACTGCTAACTTTACTATGGACAGGTTCATCCGTGACCTACGAGAGTCTACGCAGTCATTCTATGCACAGTCAGAGCGTCTGCAAGGCTGGGCTAACAAGCCTCTATACAGAGGTGATGTAAAAGCTATGCTTGATACCCTGCTGAAGTCTGACCGGATGGCAGAGAAAATGTTTGGGTTATACAATCAAGAGGCGAGTATGCGTGGACAGAATGTCTGGGCATTGTACTCTGCCTTTACTAACTATGCCAGCTATGCTGATGAACGTAATGGTTTCAGTCTTCGCTGCACTGGCAAAGATACAAGTGCTGTGTCTATGTTCCAGCGTGAGAACAAGGTGTCACAGTGGATTGAAAGCAAGCCATTCAAGGAGTTGATTGCAGCATGAAGACGGTAGAAGATTTAGTATTGACATACTATTCTTCCAACGATTTCAGTATGTTGAGAGAGAAGTCTAAGAAAGACTATCAATACTTTCTCAACGTGCTGGTCGGTGAGTTTGGCAACGAGTTGTACAACGAAGTGACGAGCAAGCAAGCCAAACACGCATATGAAGAATGGGTAAAGCGTGGCATCACGTTTGCCAATCACGTGTGTACTGTGTCATCACTTGTGTACAGGTATGCAATGGAGATGGAGTATGCTACTGCCAATCCGTTTGCTAACATCAAGCGTAAATCACCTAAACAACGCAAGGTTGTATGGACAGAGGATGATATACAGAAGTTCCTGTCATTCTGTTATGGTGACTTTGCCTATCGTAACATTGGGCTGATAGTCCACATGGCATATGAGTGGTGTCAGCGTTTGGGTGACATGCGATTGCTTACATGGGATGTTGTAGACTTGGACAAGCAGAAGCTGTATCTGGAACAGTCAAAGCGTAGGGCAGAGGTAACACTGCCTATCAGTGATGACCTGACAGAGATGCTGGCGCAGCAGAAGGATGACTTCGGCTTTCAACAATACGTTGCTCCTCGTCCACGCCCCTCTGGTGGCGTTTATCATCCATACAGTATAGATAGACTGTCCAAAGCAGGGCGGCAAGTGATGAGGCTTGCAGGGCTGTCTGAGGAGATACGGTTGATGGACTTACGTAGGACAGGTACAACTGAAATGGTAGAAGCAGGTGTCGGTATGGCACAAATCATGTCGGTTACAGGACATAGTAACCCACAGTCAGTTAAACCATACATGAAAAATACTTTTGCCAGTGCAGATTATGCATTGACAGCACGTCACATGCATGATATAAGCACATACAAGTGCCAACAAGGAGAGTGATACATGTATAATAATATATTAAACACTATAAGTGATATAGATATACCTAATGGACATACAAAGAGAATGAATTGTCCAGAATGTAATGGCTATAAAACATTTACAGTGACTAATAACATGGGTTCTCTCGTATGGAACTGTTACAAGGCATCCTGTAATGTATCAGGCGGTAAGAAGGTACACCTGACTGCTGATGACATACGTAATACAATAAAGGATGTCGAGCGATTTGCAGAGGACAAGTTCGAGTTACCGCCATACGTGGTGACTAATCACACAAACGTATACATTGATAGGTTCTGTGCGACTTGGGGCTTGGACATGGATGGGCATGGCCTAATGTACGATGTGAAGGAAGACAGGATTGTATTCCCTGTCATGCACAAGGGCAAGATGGTTGATGCTACAGGTCGTTCTGTAATGAAACGCTTACCTAAATGGAAGCGATATGGAAATAGTGGCTTGCCTTATACCTTCGGTTGTGGTAAAGTCGCTGTAGTTGTTGAGGACTGTGTGAGTGCAGCCATCGTGGGCAATGATGTATTGTGTGGGGTTGCTGTGTTGGGTACGTCATTATCTTCCAGCCACAGGCAGTATCTTTCACAGTTCTCAACGGCAGTCATAGCACTAGACCCCGATGCACTGCCCAAGACATTATCAATGGCTAAGGAACTCAGAGGATATGTGGATGATGTCCGTGTCCTTCGCTTGACAGACGATTTGAAATACCGTAGAGAAGAAGATATCGAACAACTAACCCACATAGGAGATACAGCATGGAATTAGCATTAGTACGTAGCCTTATGGACAAGTCGTTCTACGATGACCATCGTGGTTCTAAATGTCCAGACCGCCTGTTCAGTAAGGATGTACGTAAGATTAAACAGGCTATTGATAAAGCAATGGACAGGTATGAACGTACCGTCAATCCAGATGAGATTGAAGCACTGTTCATGTCAGACAATCCAACGCTGACTACAGCACAAAAGCAAGCGTATGCATCCCTGTTTGCCTCTATCAAAAAGGAAGACCCAATGGGTGGTGACGTAGCACAAGAGGTGCTGTCCAAACTATTCCAGCAGGTAGTGGGTGAGGATGTAGCTAACATTGGATTTGATATGGTTAATGGTGATACAGCTACCCTTGAGAAGCTACGCAACCTGCTTGAGCGTTATGGTGATGACTTCATTCCTAATCTCAATATTGAGTGGGATGATATTAGTATCGAAACACTCATGGCTAAAGCTGAGTTAGAAGCACGTTGGACATTCAACGTACCTACCATAACACGTAAGATAGAGGGTGTTAGTGGCGGTCAGCTTATCGAAGTAGGCGCAAGACCAAACACTGGCAAGACATCTTTTCATGCCAGCTTAATTGCTAGCCCCGGTGGGTTTGCACATCAAGGCGCACGATGCATTGTGTTATGTAACGAAGAAGCTACCCACCGTGTCGGTGCTAGGTATCTGACAGCCGCCTGTGGTATGACAGCACGTGAGATACGTGAGGATATGGCAAAGGCATCAGCCATGTACAAACCTGTGATGGACAACATCAAAATTAAAGAAGCAGGTGGACGTGACATGGCGTGGGTAGAGTCCGTATGCAAGTCGTACAAGCCTGACATACTTGTGCTAGACATGGGCGACAAGTTCTCTGTTGAGGGTTCATTTGCCCGACAGGACGAGGCACTGAAAGCATGTGCTATGTATGCGAGACAAATTGCCAAGACGTATGACTGTGCTGTATTTTACATGTCACAGTTGTCTGCTGAGGCAGAAGGTCGCACCACACTGAACCAATCCATGATGGAAGGTTCACGTACAGGTAAGGCAGCAGAAGCTGACCTGATGATATTGATTGGTAAGTCAGCTACAGTAGAAGGGCAAGATGAAGACAGTCCTGTGCGGCACGTAAACATTGTTAAGAACAAGTTGAATGGCTGGCATGGACAACTGCACATAGAGTTAAACTATCAGACAGCGAGGTACGAAGGATGAAGGTAACATTAGACGTAGAGAACACCGTCACCAAGCGTGATGGTAAGATACACATGGACCCATTTGAGCCAGAGAACTCACTGACTATGATTGGTGTATTGACTGACCAAGATGTAGAGATGCATTTCCCATTTGACCATGCAGATGTTCCTAATCAAGAAGATTATCGTGAACGTGTGCAATGGTTCTTGGACAATGCGACTGTGCTTATCATGCACAACGCAGCACATGACTTGCTGTGGTTGTGGGAGTCAGGCTTCAAGTATGATGGCCCTGTGTTTGACACGATGCTTGCTGAGTATGTATTACAGCGTGGTATCAAAGAGCCACTATCTCTTGAGGCTTGTGCAGAACGCTATGAGTTGGATACTAAGAAGCAGGACACACTCAAGGAATACTATGCTAAAGGCTACTCTACACGAGACATTCCTTACAATGAGTTGTGTGAGTATCTATCTGCTGACCTACATGCTACGCAGCAACTGTCTGACAAGCTGATGTACAGGCTCAATACACCTGCTGATTCAGGGCTAATGACTACCGTACAGCTTACCAATCAGGTGGCTGTGTCTCTGTCTCGCATGTACCAGAACGGCTTTACCATTGACCGTAAGGCACTGGATGATGTGCGTACTGAGTACGAACAGGAGCGTGATACATTGAAGCATGAGTTACAGGTAATGGTAAAAGAACTGATGGGTGACACACCTATCAACCTGAACAGCCCAGAGCAACTGTCATGGGTTATATACAGTCGCAAGGTGCTGGACAAAGAGTATTGGGGCAATGCTGTTGACCCGTATATGGATGAGGCAGACTTTCGTAGCCTAGTAAACGCTAATACGGAACGTCTACATAAAACTAAAGCGACACAGTGTAGCGTATGTAAAGGCACTGGTCAGGTAAGAAAGGTAAAGAAAGATGGAACTCTCTTCGCTAGAAGCAACCGCTGTGTATCCTGTAATGGGAATGGTTATACTCTTCATCCTCTTCCTGCTGTGGCGGGGTTGAAGTTTAAAGCACCCTCACCTAAATGGATGAGTGCTAATGGGTTTACTACCAGCAAAGACAAGCTACAGTTTCTTGAGGGCAAGGCACGTACTGCCAAGCGTGATACTGCTGTAGAGTTTTTGTCTAAGGTACGTAGACTATCTGCTGTGGAGACATACCTATCATCGTTTGTTGACGGTATATCTACACACACAAAAGCTGACGGTAAGTTGCATGTCCGTTTGCTACAGCATCGCACTGCTACTGGCAGGTTCTCCGGTGCTGACCCTAACATGCAAAACATGCCACGTGGTGGTACATTCCCTGTGAAGAGGGTGTTTGTATCCCGGTGGGATGGTGGTAAAATCATGGAAGCAGACTTTGCACAGCTAGAGTTTCGTGCGGCTGCATTCCTATCACAAGATGGAGTAGCAATTGAAGAAGTATCTACTGGGTTTGATGTACACAGTTACACCGCTAAAGTTATTAGTGAAGCTGGTCAGCCTACGAATAGACAGGATGCAAAAGCGCACACCTTTGCGCCCCTTTACGGGGCAACGGGGTTCGGACGCACACCTGAAGAAGCAGCGTACTACGAACACTTTACAGAAAAGTACCAAGGAATTGGGCTTTGGCATACCCGATTGGCTAAAGAAGCTATGACTACACGTAAGATTACCACACCATCAGGTAGAGAGTTTGCTTTCCCTGATGTAGTACGTAATGTACATGGTCGTGTATCTAACTTTACACAGATAAAGAACTATCCTGTGCAGTCATTTGCTACAGCAGATATCGTGCCTGTGGCATTATTACACATAGAAAGGTTGCTATCTGATATGAAATCATGTATAGTGAATACGGTGCATGATAGTATCGTCATTGATGTACATCCAGATGAAGAAAGGAGTGTAGTTGAAGTCATCAATGAAACAAACAGAGTTTTACCAGAACTCATCCAATTACGGTGGGGATGCGTATTTAATGTACCACTGTTATTAGAAGCAAAAATTGGTGATAATTGGCTTGACACGAAAGACGTAAGCTGATATAACTATCGAACTTTCAAATCACTTCACGGAAAGGAGTAATTATATGACAACACAAATCACTACCATTGATACCAATAACTATGCTGAGATGGCTAAAGCTATGGGCATTGCAGCAGAGGGTGGTAGCACAAAAGAGAAGGCAAGCACACTCGCTCGTCTTCGTATTAATCATTCGCCTATCTTAGGCAATGACCGTATCCTTGTTAAAGGGGGTACATATAAATTGGATATCCCTGATGGGCCAACTTACTACGCTACGTCAGTAACACTACGCCCATACTTGCAACGCTTTATGTATAAGCGTTTTATTAAGGGTTCAGGTGATAAGCCAAACCGCTACGTTAAGACTGTGATGGCAGATAACCTTAATATTGACCTGAAGGATAACGATGGGGGCTTCAACTGTGGTAAGCCAGCAGGTTATATTCAGGACTTCAAGTCACTGCCTGAGAAGACACAGGAACTAATCAAGCAGATTAAACGTGTACGAGTAATGCTTGGCACGGTAGAACTGCATGATGCAGTAGACGAGAACGGTAAAGCGGTGGATGTAGCCGATACTGCTTTCATCTGGGAGATTGAGAACCGTGACGCATTCAAAGATGTAGGCACTGTGTTCAATAAGTTAAGCAAGATGAAGCGTCTGCCAGTGCAGCATAGCATCACTGGTAATACGGAAGAACGCAAGCTGCCTAACGGTAATAGCTTCTACCTTCCTGTAGTATCTCTGGACTTGACCAAGACACTTGAACTTGGTGATGTGGAGCAGACCAACTTTGGTGACTTCATGTCGTGGGTACAGAACTACAATGAGTACATCATCAACTCATGGTCAGAGAAAGCCATGCAAGAGGGTGAGGATATCGAGGGTGTTGACGATATTGTTGACATCGAATTTGAAGACGAAGAGGTTGCGTGATGAACCATCCTGCTGAGTTGGCATTGCATCAGTACATGGAGAAAGCTGCTAATGGCAGCACTACCATGTCACCTGATACTATCAAGCAAGTGGCGCAAGATGTATCAGACGCACTGCAACGTCAGTTTGGTGGGGGTAACAAGCGAGATGGGTTTCGCCTACGCATGTCTAATGTGGGCAGACCCTCTTGCCAACTCTGGTTTGAACGTAACAAGCCAGAGGCTGCGTTACCCAAGCCAACCACATTCGTAATGAACATGATGCTTGGAGACATCGTTGAGGCTGTCTTTAAAGGACTATTGAAAGAAGCAGGAATAGAATATAAAGACACTGAAAAGGTTACTCTTAAGTTGTCTGATACTTCTGTTAGCGGCTCATATGATATTGTCATTCGGGATGCAGTGGATGATATTAAGTCAGCTTCAAACTGGTCATACATTCACAAGTTTGACTCATATGATACCTTATCTGAAGGAGACACGTTTGGATATGTTGGGCAGTTAGCCGGGTATGCCAAGGCTGCTGGCAAGAAAGCTGGTGGCTGGTGGGTTGTCAACAAAGCTAACGGAGACTTCAAATATGTACCAGCTACAGGACTAGACGTAGACAAAGAGGTACAGAACATTGAAGATAATATCAACCGTGCTATGGGGGATACGTTAGTCAGATGCTTTGAGCCTGAGAAAGAAACTTTCAACGGTAAAGAGACAGGTAACCTTGTACTGAATAAAAACTGCACGTTCTGTTCTTACAAACATGCTTGCTGGCCTAAGATGGTAGAACTACCTGCCGTTAAGTCCAAAGCAAAAGACCCTAAGATTGTATCTTACATTGAACTAAGAAAGGAGTATAGAAATGCAGGATGAATTACAGGAACTATTAGACCAGATTAAAGAAGCAGAGGCACATCTCGCAGAACTTCGTAAAGAGTATCGTGAGAAGCGCACTGCTGGTCTAAGAGCAGCCATTGAAGCACGTAACGAAGCAGACGCTATGATACGTGAAGAGATGAAAGCTATGGGTTACAGTGGCCTTACGTGGAGAAACCTACGGTAATGCCACCAAACTTCAAACAATTTAAAGCGGCACGAAAGTATGGATATCGTAGCGGCCTTGAACTCAAGATTGCAGAGACACTCAAAGAGTTAAAGGTCAAATATGATTACGAGTGTATCAAGATAGAATGGGAAGACCTTGCCTATCGTACATACACACCAGACTTCGTGCTGTTTAACGGAATTATTATCGAAACTAAGGGCATGTTTACTGCTGCTGACAGACGTAAACACCTTGCAATCAAGAAGCAGCATCCTAAGTTAGACATACGATTTGTGTTTGAAAATAGCAGACGTAAGCTACGTAAGGGTGCTAAGTCCTCATACGCTGAGTGGTGCATTAAGTATGGATTTAGTTACTATGACCGCATTATTCCAGAGGATTGGCTGAAAGAAAAGGGCAAGAACAAACATCCTAAGTTTATTAAGTTTACGGGAACGAAAGTAAAAAGGAGCAGATAGCATGGACGAAAATGAAATGAAGATGAAGTCTGAAGATTTCCTAATAAGAGTAAGACCATTTAAAGATACAGACGGGTCATGGAACGGTGACATAGATTTATCTATTATTACACAACCTGCTAACGATTTACCTGACGAGGACTATAATCAGGTTATGCACTTCTGTAAGATGATGGCATCAACTGTGCCTCTTATGGAGAGAGATGAAGAACTAAGAGATATGGTACATAATTTTGTTGTAGAACATGTTGACAAAGAGTACGTTATTGAGGTAGACTCAAAGCCACGTGTTATTGACAGAGAAGATAACGTAGTTACTATTGACTTTGGAACCAGAACAAAAGGAAGTGCATGATGACAAGTTACAAGAATATTATGGAAAAGATTGAGCGAGAGGCAAAGGAAGCATATGCTGGTGTTGATATGGTCAATAGCCCACCACACTACAATGAAGCAGGTGTTGAATGTATTGATGCTATTGCCGCTGCATTAGGTGAAGGTTTTGAGTTTTATCTACAAGGTAATATCATGAAGTATCTGTGGCGTTATCGTTACAAGAATGGCTCTGAAGACTTGAAGAAAGCCAGTTGGTATCTTGACAAGTTAATTACCGAAGTCGAGGGCTGTTACGATGATGAGAGTTAAAGTCTTCATCACCATTGACGTAGACCCAGATGAATATCCTGTACCTGCTGATGAGAATGTGGGAGAGGAAATAGAAGAAGGTATCCGTGAATACTTTTATGACATTGACGGAGCAACAATAAAAAACATTAAGCACATACAGGAGTGACCCTATGATAAGTAATCATTTACCTACAGATTATCAGAACTTTATTGCTCTGTCTCGCTATGCAAGATGGAAAGAGGATGAGCAAAGACGTGAGACATGGCCTGAAACAGTGTCACGTTACTTTGATTATATGACTGTTCATCTAAAGAAGAAACACAAGTATACACTTTCTAATGAATTACGCACAGAGTTAGAGACTGCTGTGCTTGACCAACACATCATGCCAAGCATGAGAGCCTTGATGACATCTGGTCCTGCACTGGACCGTTGCCATGTAGGTGGATACAATTGCTCATACGTACCTGTGGATAGCCCACGTGCGTTTGATGAGACAATGTACATACTCATGTGTGGCACAGGTGTAGGCTTCTCTGTTGAACGACACAACATTGAGAAGCTACCAATCGTCAACGAAGATATGCATCCTACAGATACTATCATTAAAGTTGGCGATTCACGTCCGGGCTGGGCCAAGTCACTACGGGAACTTATTGCTATGCTGTACGCTGGTCAGATTCCTAAG